TGCGCCAGCGGGAATCCGCTGATCGGGTCCGCCAGGGACTTAATGCGGACGGTTTCCGGGATACCCAGCGACCGCGCCAGCTCGTGGGAGCTGGCAGGAACACCGGCCCGCAGCGCGATCGCCTGGGACTCGAAGAACATGCCGGTCACGTTTTCGAAACCGACGATCGAGTGGGTGCCGGTGCCGGTGCCGGTCACGTCCACCGCGGTGCCAGCCGTGGCCAGCGCGTCGCTGGCCGCCAGCTTGAAGGTGTCCGCATCCAGACGGATCACATAGTAGGTGGTGGATGCCGCCAGACCGGCAGGAAGGGCACCACCGCTGTTAGTGAGCCGCACGCGCTGGCCGGTCACGTAGCCGTGGCCCGCGGCGGTACAGATGTCCGTAGTGGCCGCGGTGAAGTTCTGCGTGGCCGCGTTGTTGTTATCCAGCGCAGGATACTCGTAGATGGCCTCGAAGCCGCCGATACCGGTGTACATGCGGAGTCCGCCGCCGCCGGTCAGCTGGCCGTAGTAGTCCTTGCTGCCGATGCGGGAATCCAGCGCCAGCGTCTGCGCCACCGCCGAGTTCACCAGACCCACACGGCCGCGCGGCTGCGCCTTGTTCGTGTTAAGGTCGGTGGTGATCTGCTCGATCACATCCAGGTCGGAGTCCGCCGTGGCAGCCGTCTGCGAATAGCTCAGGTTCCCCCCGTGGCACTTATCCAGGATGGAATCGACCATAGCCGATCCCAGCACCCACGCCATGTCTTCCGTGGAACCCACGAAGGCGTCCTTCACGTCCTTGATCGCGTCCAGGTGATCGACATAGACCGGCACGTGCTTGTGCATGTCCACCGTCAGCGGCAGATCCGTCAGCAGCGTGCGGGCGCTGGTCGCGCCGTTCACGTAGCCGGTGGTCCCGTCGTAGTTCTGCACGGTCGGCAGCGCGCGGATGTGAGCGATGACCTGTTGATTGAGCCGCAGCGGCTCCAGGCTGAAATCCACGCCCATCCGGCCCATGAAGGGGAACAGCGTGCGGTAAGCTTTGAGAGTCTTCTGAAGGATCTCGGTGGGAGTGACGGTGGGCATGATGGTGTCCGGTTAGATCGTTGGTGCGTTCGTGGTTTCCTCGCGTGTCAATTCGAGGCAGTGCGGAGAGCGTCGATTTTCTCGGCAAGCTCCCAGCTCTTGGCGTTGTCGGTCTCCGTTTCCAGGCGAGCTTGGAGCGCTTCGATGCTCTCCTCCTCCTTCGCCTGCGCCGGCAGTTCGGTGGGGTCCACTCCCATCCGCGTGGCCACGATCGTGGCGGCGGCGGCTTCCGTGGTCTTCACCGTGGCCTGCGTGGCGGTCAGAGCTTTCTCGATCTCCGCAAGCTCGCCGGTCAGCCGGGCATTCTCCGTGCGGAGGGTGGCCAGCTCGCCATTCGCGGACGCCAGGGCGGCTTCGGCCGTCTGCGCGCGCGTCACGGCGGCATCCCGCTCCGCGATGATGGCACCCTTCTCCTGCACGGCACCGGCCACGCGCTGAAGCAGCGTCGGCTGCGGCGTGGCGGGGGCTTCGGCGGAGGGCTCCACCGCGGCGGGCGCGGTGACGGTCGCGGCGGGCGCGGTGACGACGGCACCGCCGCCTTCGACAAGCTCCGCGGTGGCTACGTTGCGGAGGAAACGGTTGTATCGATTTGCGATCATCCCCCGCCCGCGCGTGTCAAACCGCGCTGAAGCTAAGGATGCTCGCGGTGCCAGTTGTCGCCCCACGGCTTGTGCGCCTCGTAGGACTCCACCTTCGGCGAGGGCGCCCAGTTTTTCGGATCACTGGACGGGCACCCGGTCAACAAGGTCAAGCCCGTCAACACCGTCAAAATCTTCATCGTCGTCTTCATGGCAATGCACTGAAATGTTGCGGCCGGAGAAGCGCCCACTCCCCCCACCAGGTCCGCGACAGCACCGAAACCAGCAGCGTTTGCCCGGTCCGGCTCATCGCCAACACAGGACGCCCGCTGTCACCCGCGCGGAACTGCATCGGCCGCAGGTAGGAGCCCCGCAGCCAGTTCCTCCACGACGCATGCCGCTGAAAGGGGAAGCGAATCACACCATCGTCAGGCCGCAGCATGTAGCCCGTCCCGGCGCTCAAGCCAGCAATCGGGTAGCGCGTCACGCTCGGTGGCACCGCCTCCTTCAGCGTCGCCACCGCAATGTCGCCATTCAGCAGCCGGTCCTCCCGCCACTCCGCCGCCGGCTTCGGCCCGGTGCATGCCAGGTCGATCCCGCGCACCGCCGCGATCGTGTAATCCTTCCCGGCGATGATCACCTTCTGTCCGCCCTGCATCCCGAGGTGCCTCGCCGTCACGACATGATCGGTCCGCCCGATCCGCACCAGCGCGCCGTTGAGGTGGTCGGCCGAGGAGTGCGGGTGGACGATGCCGGAGAGGTCGGGGGCGAGGGTTTTCATGGGTCAGGGCAGAGTGATCCAGTTTCGGTAGTCGGTGCTGGTGAGGAAACCGGCGCTTTTGAGTTTGGCCTTTTGGCCGGGGCCGAGGACCAGCGTGGTCGCGTTGTCGATCTTTTGGAGGTTCGCGCCATCGGAGACGGTGCGCAGCGTCACGGTGCCCGCGCCGTTGTTGCAGAATACCAACTCGCGGCCGGACTCGCCCGCGTTTACCCCACCGGAGAACGAGACCGGAAGCGTGATGTCGAAAGTGCCGGAGAGGATGTTGATCGTGTGGTCCCCGGCGGCGATGGTGTGTGCTCCGGTGAGTTCTCGATATCCGGTCGCGACGGCGTTGGCGTAGCCGATAGCGAATCGGTTCCCTGCTTTGCCGACCGAGCCGGTGCCGTTGGTGATGGGATACGGAATTCCAATCTCAAACCGCAGCATGCCGGACGAGCTCCCGGCTTGGTAGGCCCGGAGCTCAGCGATATTTTGCGACGGACAAATAATCTCGACGCCCTGTTCCTCCGGCCGCGTCGGGTTTACTGCCCGCAAGCCTGACGCAAAAAGAAGCCCGAGGGTGTTGACCGTCGAGTTCTCGTCGTAGATCCCCAGGCCAGTGGTGCCGGTGGCAGTCCGGCCCGGCATCTCTTGCAGGCTCACGCTGCCGACCTTCACGCTCTTCCCAATGTTCGCGGGGAGGATGTGCCGCAGCCCGCTTTCGGCGACCAATCGAGCCGCCTTCATGTTGTTGCCTTCCAAGCCCATGTGGATGTCGTCGGAATAGAACCCGGCGGCGTTCCCGACCGCGTAGGTCGTCAGGCTGAACATATCCAAGTAAGCCTCGCCGTTGTCGATCGCCCACTGGCGGGCGTAGGGCACGGTGTATGCGATGCGGTCATTGACGCTGCTGTTGACGCCGGCGGCGGAGAAGAGCGGATCGAGGGTTGCATCGGCCCCGTCCGTGCGCGCCGGATCGACGGCATGAGCGCCGACGATCAGCCAGTCGCAGTCCGGGTTCGCGGTCTTGGACCAAGTGCGGAAGGTGCTCCATGGACCACTAGGACCGTAGTAGTCCACGCCCTTCGCCCATGCGGTCGATGCTTGGTTCGCGAAGCGGTAGTCGGCGTAGTGCGCGGCGATGATCTGAGCGCCGCCACTGGCTTTGTAGCCCGCCACCATCGCCTTCCATAGCGTCTCCGAAATGTCGAGGTTTTGGACGGCTTCGAACCCGCTGCCGGAGAAATTCATTGTGGTAAGCCCCGGCCCGTCGAGACCCTGCCCGATCCAGCCGATGACCGTGCCTCCTGTAGCGGTGACTCGGCAGCTCACTTCCTGGATCGTCGCCGGGAGCGCGATCGCGCCGATGGAGACGGTGCTGATGGCGGTGGTATCAATGGCCGATCCGACGTTCGTCCACGCTCCGGCCGCTTCGCGGTATTGGAGCTGCGCGCTTCCGGTGCCGGGAAAAAGCGTGTAGTAAACGCGATTCGCCGGGCCTGCGGCAGAACTTAGAAGATGGCCGCAAGTGCGGTTGCCGCCGGATGCGATGGAGACGACGGAACCGTCCGGCGATTTGTCGTATTGGCCGGTCAGAACGGTTGCACCGGAATCACCTCCCCCTGTCACAGGTCCGCAGCGGTAAGAACCAACGACGCGGCCGTGACGGTTGAGGCCGAGCGGATTGGTCATCAGGGCGGCGAAGGAGTCGCCGAATACGATGATCGAGGTCGCCGCGCCGCGGGTGGCGAGTAGGCGGATGGAATTCGACAGTCCGCGGACGGAGGCGGTCCCGTGCTCGGCACCGAGGGAGGCGAGAATGCTAGACTCCTGCTGAGGATTCGCCGTCGAGAGAGCGGTGGCGATCCCTTCCGCCGTCACCCCCACCGAATCAAACAAACCCGGCACGTTCACCAGCTCGGCGAAGGTCATCTTCCGCACCGCGTTCGCCCCCGTGCTGGACACGTCCCGCAGCATGATCCGGTCGGTGAGCTGCACATCCGCGCCATTGATCGAGGGGTAGTCGTCGATGCTCTGCGCCAGGCAGCTCACCCACACCATCGGCAGCACGCACAGCAGCCCCAGCAGTCTCTTCAGTCGGTCTTTCATGAGTTGGAAATTCGTTAAGGATTCAGCGCCACCCGCGCCCCGGCCAGGATCAGCCGCAGCTCGTCCACCTGGTCGGCGGTCAGGTAGCCCAGAGCCCGCAGTACGCCGGCACCATTCAAAGCGGCCGGTGCCAGCACGTAGTGGCTGGGGATCATCCGCGCCGGGGTCACCAGAGGCCCCACGGTGTCCTCCACCAGATACGGGCTCCACGTGGGCACCAGATCCGGCGTGGCGGCGGTGCCGCTGCCATCCCATCCGGAGTTCCCATCCGGGTAGCCGCCCGCGGCGGTGCAGAGCTGCCAGTTCCCGCCGTCATACCAGCAGGCGAAGCCGTCGAACTCATCCTCCACGAACTGCTCCCCGCTCAGCGTGTAGGCCGGCTTGCCATTGATCGGCAGCGGGCACTCCGCCAGGAAGCGCGCGCCACCTTCCGTGGCTGCGAAATCGGTGAAAGGGGCGATCGGCTGCACCAGGATGCCCGGCACGCGGATCCCCGCGTTCGCCTGCGACCGATCTCGCTGCTCCGCGCTCAGTGCCTGATCCACATCGTAGCGGATCGCGCGTGCGCTCAGCCACTCGCTCGCCCCGGGAAGCGCGGTCGGAGATCCATCGTCCTCATCCAGCACGTCGTTCCGCACGGTGAAGATCACCGTCTGCGAGCTGATCCACGTGTCGCCGTCGTCCTGGCTGATGGTGATCTCCGCCAGCGTGGGCAGCGTCTCCGCATCGGCCAGCGCCGCATCCAGCTCCGCGGAATTCAGGCCCAGCACCGCGGAGTGCACATCATCCGCCTCCGTCCACTCGTCCGCCAGCGCCAGCAGCTCGCCGGCCAGCGTCTGCTTCAGGCCGAAGCGGATCTTCACCGTCCCCGTCAGCGGCTCCGGCACCGTGCCGCGGTAGGTATGCAGCACCAGCGGCACGGAGTCCCCCCGCTTTTGCTCAAGCACCCGCAGGGTGCCACCGCCGCCGCCTTGAGCCGTCAAGCGGTTCGTCGCCAGGTCGAAGAAAAGATCCATGCCGGGATGGGGAGTGGAAGGAAAGCATCAGGCGGCTTCAGCCAGGAACTCCACCGTCACCTTGTCCCCGGCGGCGCTGAAGGTGAAGGTCATGGTCTGCGCGGAAACCGTCAGCCCCGCGGCATCCAGCTTCAGCGTCACTTCCGCATCCGCATCCAGCGTCACCGCCGGCAGACGGCCGGTGGAACTGCCCGCCAGCGCCACCGTCCCGGTATTGTCCGGGTCCGCGATGATCCGCACGCCGTAGAGCTTCCCGATGGTCGGGAAGGTCACCCCTTCGAAGTCCTTGCCGTCCCCGTCCGTGATCACCGGGCTGCCCGTCGTCTGCGCGAACGCGCCGGTGGACACCGTGTAGGTCGCCACGTTATTGATGGCCGCGGAGGTCACCTCCGCGATGCCGATCACGTCCGCCGTCGCGAACTTCCGGGACTTTTCTCCGAGGCCGAGGGTCTGCGAGCCCGCCACGCCGGTCCCGGTGGGAGTGGCCGTGGCGCAAAAATTCGTTTCAATGATGGGGCGCGTGAGATTCATACGATTCCCGCGCGCGTGTCAAAAAACCGGCAGACCTAGAGCGCCAGCGCCGCCTCCAGCACCTGCGAAAGACTGGAGAACTCGGTAGAATCCACCAGCCCCGCGGGTGCGTGGCGGGCGTACCACCACTGACCCTCCATGTGCTCGGCATCCAGCCCCCGCCGCTCTGCGACGAAGCCCTTGAACTCCGCGTCCAGCTTGTTGATCCGCTCCCAGATGTTCTTCTCCTCTTCCTCCGTCCACTTCTTGCCCGGCATTCCCGTGGCCTTGAACTTCCCGGTGCTGAAAAGCTTCAGCTCCAGCCCCTCCTTCGCCCACGCCGCGCTGCTGTCCACGCCGGCCATGATGGTGGAGATGCTGCCCACGATCGCGTCCGGCTCCGCGTGCAGCTCATCGCACGCGCTGCCCATGAAGTAGCCTGCGGAACAGCACATGCCGCTGGCGTAGCCGATCGTCCGCTTGCCCGCGGCGGACACCGCGCGGATGTCCTGCGTCACCTGGAGGTTCCCGGCCGCCATGCCGCCGGGCGTGTTAAAGTCGATCACCAGCGCCTTCACCGCCGGATCCGCCGCCACGTTCTGAAGCTGCTCACGGAACAGCCCGGTATCGAAGCCGCCGCACTGCATCGCCATCGCGGACAGCCCCTTGCCGGTCACCCCGTGCACGCGGGCCAGCGCCACGCCGTTCACCACCTCCACCTGCGGGTGCGCGTATTCCGCCAGCTCCTTGTCGTTCCAGAAGTTCCGCTTTTTCGGCCCCACGGGATCGTCCGCGGCCTGCCGCGCGTCCTCGAAGGCCCGGCACATCTCCTGATAGCGGGCGGGGAACATCAGCCAGGGCTCTTCATAGATCCGGGCGGCAATGTGGGGATAGCTCATGGCTCTTCTTGGTCGTTGGATTCGTCCTTCTTCTTCGTGTCCTTCTCATCGGCCGCCGCCGGCATCGCCGCCGCGCCCTGGCGCCCGCGGAACACCTCGTCGTGCTTCAGCTCCACGCCGTATTCCTTGCCGATCAGCGGCGCGGTCGCTTTCACGTAGGCGAACTCCCGCATCCGCTGGTCCGCGCGGTCCTGCCACGGCATCTCGTCAATCTCTTCCCAGCCCTCCCACGTGCCCACGCCGGCATCGATCTCGTCCAGCCGCGCGCGCGAAACCTGCCCGCGGTCGATCGTCAGGGACCGCTGCGGCACCATCTTCAGCCGCCACCAGATTCCATCCTTCGGCATCGGCAGCCGCCCGCGGTCGATCTCGCACGCGAGGTAGCGCCGGACCACCCGAGTCACGAAGCGCTTCTGGATCTTCTGCCGCGCCTTGATCCAGCGATCCGTCACATCCAGCACGAAGCGGACGCCCGGCCCGGTCAGCCGCTGCATGTGATAGATCACTTCCGGGTGCAGGCCGAAGCCGATGGACATTTCCCGCACCAGCGCCGCCTCGAATTCCATTTGATTCGGGTGCGGCCGGGCGTCGGAAAGCACCTTCATCGTCCGGCCCGGTGCCAGCTCCGTCACCTGCGCGGGATTCCACACGCGCGCGACTTCGAACTTCTCCCCCGTCACCCCGTTCGTCCCGGTCGCCAGTCCTCCCACCATCCCCTGCCGCCCGGCCGGGATGTGCTGGCCGGGATTCTCGATCACCGCGCCGAAGAGGCTGGCCGTCTTGATCCCCGCCTTCACAAAGCCGCGGGTCTCCGTGATGTCGATCGCGTTGTTCACCGCGTGCGCCAGCCGCGGGATCGCGCGGCCGTGGCCGGGGCTCTCCAGCTCCGCGTAGTAGAAGCAGTGCTTGGCGTCGATCACCTTCACCTTCCCGCTGGCCGGATCCTTCACCCCGTAGGCCACCTTCCGGCTGCCCTCGTAGCGCACGCCGTCCCGCCAGTTGCTGCTGGCGGCCGTGGGATTGCAAAGCTGGTGCGCCTCGTAGAACGCCACCATGGAGCCGCCGTCCTTCGCATTCGTGAAGACCGCCAGGGCATCCGCGTCCTTCAGCATCGCCCGGTTCAGCATCGGCTGCGCGTCCTCCAGATCGAAGTCCCCGGCGAAGTCGAAAAGCTCCGGCGTCAGCATCCGTTCCGCGATGCTCTCCTGCGCCGCGATCACCCATTCCGCATCCTCAGACAGCACCCGCGGGCGCTGGAAGCCGATCAGATCCGCGCCGTTGTTGATAAAGCCGCGGATGATCCCCGTGTTCGCGTTCGCCCAGCGGATCTTCCGCTGAAGCTCCTCCCGCGAGTAGCTGTCCAGCTCGTCCTTGGTCTCCAGCGTCTGCCACCACACCTCCCCGCGCATGGGGCTGCGGTTCGCGCCGTCAAAGCCGCTCCAAAGCGCCCCCTCCAAGGGCATCGGCGAAAGGGTGGAAAGTTCATTCATACTCAAAAGTCACTCAGGTCACTCCGGTCAATCCCGTCACGTCCGCACATGCCGGCACCCGAAGTCCGTGTGGCGGTTGTGCTCCAGCGTCGTCCCTTCCTCCGCCTCTTCCGCCTCGTATTCTTTCAGCCGCACTTCGAAGGCTTCCAGGTAGCGGTCCCGCATCTGCGGCGTCACCACCAGCTGCGCGTTCGCGGAGTCTTCCCCGCTGCTCTTGCCGATGATGATCGTCTGATCCAGCGCCTGCGACTGGCACGCCTCCCACAGCTCGCGATAGGCGGACTCCACCCGCTCCTTGCTCCAGAAGCGGCGGATCGGCGCCAGGATCGTCTCATCAGCCATGCAAAGGGCAGGCCGCGTGTCAAAGATCAGCGCGCCATCCCCTCCGCCACCAGCGCCGGCCGCATGATCGCCCACGCGCACAGGCAATACTTCACGCAGTCCCAATAATCGTTCGGCCCCAGCTTCTCCCACTCCCACTTCTCCCGGCCCATCGCGTTCTTTTTCTTGATCGGCCGCTCGTTGCACATCTCGGCCACGAAATCGTCGTCATCGTCCGCATCTTCCGGGAAATCGATGATCAGCTACCCGCGTTTGATCCGCTTCGCCCGGTCCACCACCATGTTCAGCAGCTGCCACTTGAAATCGTCTTCCGCCACGTGGTAGCAGCAGATTTCCACCCCATCCACCAGCGGGTAGCTGGTCCCGATCGTCTCCCGCACCTGGATCCCGCCCCGCCCCTTCACCGGCCAGAAGACCGGCAGGTTCGCCAGGCACATCCTCCGAACATCCGTGGAGCGGTGCCCCTCGTCGATCAGCGCGCGCGTGATGTAGAGCGGCCCACCGTCCGGGCCGGTCACCGCCTCGTAGCACCACTCCACCGCCTCCGACAGCACCAGCGTCATGTGCCAGTCGATCACCTTGCCGTTCCCGGACTTATCGAAGGCCACTTTCACCGCTTTCTGCACGTCGCCTTGGATGTCGATCGCCGCGCACAACAGCACCGGCACGAAGGGACACGTCCCGCGCTTGTAGGCCGTCCGGCATTTCAGGATGTCCCCGTGTTTCAGCGCCCGGCCGCTTTTCTCGTGCTGCTCCCCGCGGACGCCCCGCATGAAGCGCTCGATCAGCGTCACATCCCCCTGCGCGCGGATCCACTTCAGCGCGATCTCCCCGAAATGCCCGGCCGGGAACAGCGAGTAGGCGTCCCACAGGTGCATCGACCGCACCTTCGGGTCCGCCTTCGGGTTCGTCGCCACCGACTGGTATTTCTGGAACGCCTCCCGCTTGTGCTTTTCCTCGAATCGGCCGCCGCACAGCGTGCACTTGAAGTAGGCACCGTTCCGCACCGCCTCCAGGTCATACTCGTTCGCCAAATCGCGGAATTCCTTGGTCCCGAACACAAAGTTCTCCCACTTCAGCGCCTGGTAGTGCCCGCAGCACGGGAACGGCACCCGGATCTCCTCCTGCGTGCCCTTTTTCCACTCGATCGTGATTTGATCCGTCTCCCCCGGCGTCGAAAAGCCGATGATCTTCGCATTCTTCGGCCGCTTGCACCGCTCCCGCGCCAGCTCCGTCGTGGTGCCCTCGCCCTCCATGTAGGCGTGTTTGTCCAGCTCATCCAGGACGAAGAACATCACCGACTTGTTCGCCATCCCGCCGGGCGAGTTCGCCCCCAGCATGAAGACCGTCAGCCCCCGCAGGTAGTAGGTCAGGTGCGTCACCGACTCCGGATCCTCGCCCATTTCTTCCAGCAGCCGGTTGTCCGTGATCCACTTCTGGAGCCGCGTCCGGCTGATGTTCCGGGCCTCCGTCAGCGTATCGATCGCGTAGGCCACGTTCCCGCTGGAATGGACGATCATCCAGCAGATGATGATCAGCACCGCCATCGTGATCCCCACCTGCGCCGACTTCTTCACCCAGAACTCCCCCTTCCCCGGCTTCCGCACCCACCGCATCAGCTCCCGCACGTAGGGGCTATCCGCCGAGGACCAGTATCGGCCCCCCATTTCCTCGTTTTCGGTCCGCGGAATCCGCAGCGTCCGCTCCGCCCACTCCCAAATCTCCTCATTTGGCCGCGGCGCGTAGATCCCCGCCAGCACCCCCGCCACCCACTCCCGGACCACGGAATCCGGGTATTTCATCGCAGCACCTCCTCCTTGAACCGCACGAACAGCCCGTCACACGCCAGATTCCAAGCCTCCTCCCGCTCCGGCGTCAGCTCCACCCCCAGCACCTCGCACATCGTCGCCACCAGCCCCCGCACCCCCGACTCGATCGGTCCGTGGAACGCATGCAGCACCTCCGACACCTGGTCCCGAGGCAGCAGCTTCCCCAGCCGTTCCGCCTCGATCCTCAGTTTCTCGGAAATCGCCCCCATCCGCGCCAGCGCGTCCAAGTAGTTCTTCGCCTGCCCCGGCAAATGCGCCTGCGCGCTCAGCCGCGCCGCCAGATCCTCCAGCCGCGCCAGCTCCGCCTGAAGCCCCCGCCCTTCCGGGATCACGATTTCCGGCACCACCGGCTCCTCCACCGCCGCCGCCGGAACCAGCGGCAGTTCCCCCTCTGGAATCACCGGCGCCGGAGCCTTCGGCACGATCGGGGCCGATTTACGCGCGCGCACCACCGCCGCATTGATCCCGGCCGGTGCCACCTGCCGCTTGTTCCGGCTCCACCAGGCGAGCAACGCCTCCGGATCGTCCAGCGGACACGGATCTCCCGCCGCCTTCCCATCCGCCACCCAGCGTTTCACCGTCCGCAGCGCCGACTCATACTCAGCGGCGTAGTGCTCCAGCCGGTGCCGCAGCCCCGTCCTCCGCTTCCCATCCCCCGCCGCGCCCGCGGCCTGTTTGCTCACACCGCCCGGCAGGTGTCAAAGTGCCACATAAAAAGTGCACCCTTTTCCCGCATTTTGGCTGCAAGCGTTCCGACCCCGCTGGGGTCTGGCACCTTAAAAGATTCCTTACCCCCCCTATCAATCGGATGTGACACTATGCTTCCCCGAAGTTTCTAGCGGCGGCACTTTGTCACTTACTTTTCGGGTTTCGATTCCGAGACTTCCGAGGAACCGAGAAATCCTGTTACTACAAGGGGCCACCAATTCGGAAGAACGTGGGTGATTCGGAAGTTCAAGGGCTTCCTCTGGCCAGCAGGGCAGCTTCCTCTCGGAAGTCCGCCGTGCCCTCACTCGTGAAAAAGAGGGGGAGGAGCGAAGCGGGCGGACGGCACGCGGCGGGAAAGGCAGTGACAGTGCTGCCTGGCGGCCGATCCGTGGCCGCTGGCCACGTGGGAGCCGGCTCCCGCCGGCAAAGGCAAGGGAAGTGCGGCCTGGCGGCCGGCAAAGGGGGAATGGTGGGAAGTTCGGAAGTAGGCCGGGAAAAATCACACACACTCAGAAGAAACCGTTGACGGATTCCGCCGGAAGTGTAGCTTGCACCCGTAGCCGATAAACGGCGACCCGACCGGGCGGACCCCGGCACCTCAACACCCCGAGAAAATGAACATCAGTGACTTGATCCGCAGTAATTCCCGCACTCTTGCCACCTCCACCGCCGCCCGGGGCAATGGAGCCGTTTCCTACAAGAGCCGCTCCGGCCCGATCGAGCCGGAACACCTCCGCCAAATTGCGCCCAGCATCTTCGCGGAGGACGCCCACGCATCCCGCTCTTCCAAGTATGCCTATATCCCCACCGCCACCGTTCTGGAAAGGCTGCGAAGCGAGGGATTCGAGCCCTACGCGGTCAGCCAGGGCGGCAGCCGCGACGAAACGAAGCGGGGCTTTACGAAGCACCTCCTGCGCCTCCGCCATGCCTCCGCCAAGCTCGAGGTGGGGAACACCTTTTCGGAGATCGTCCTTCTCAATTCCCACGACGGGACCAGCAGTTACCGCTTGATGGGCGGGGTGTATCGCTGCGCCTGTTCCAATGGCCTGGTTGTCGCACAGAGCACGCTGGAGGACATCCGCATTCCCCACAAGGGCGACGTGGCCGGCCTTGTCCTCGATGGGTGCATCTCGATCATGGACAAGCTTCCGGAGATTTCCGAATCGATCGCCGAAATGGACTCGATCCGCCTTTCGGAGCCGGAGACCATGGCTTTCGCCCGCGCGGCTCTCATCGCCCGATATGGCGACGACGAAAGCCCCATCCGCCCCGATCAAGTGATCGCGCCGCGGCGCCAGGCGGACGTGGAGCCCACCGTGTGGAACGTGTTCAACCGCGCGCAGGAAAACATCGTCCGCGGCGGGGTTTCCTACGTTCAACGGAACGAGCAAGGCCACCGCGTGGCGCGGCGCCAGACTCGCGAGATCCGCGGAGTGGACCAGAACACAAGCGTCAACCGCGCCTTGTGGGCACTGGCTGAGGAAATGCGCAACCTGAAGGTCACCGCCTGAAATTCCCACCCGCCCGCGGGTCCGATCCCCGCGGGCTTTTTTCTTTCACATCATGAAAACGCTTTCCCCATCACAAGCCGCGGAAACCTTCGATTTCCTCACCATCACGCCCGCCGCCATCAAGCGGCGAAGCGAGCGCTTCCTAGATGAACTTGGCGACATACTGGAGGACTGGAACCGCCACACGGAACACTTGATTCTAAGAACTCTCCGATCCGGCACCCAGGAGCAAATC